TTGCGGGGGTCGAGAACACCTTGGTCGGCGATGACAGCGAGCTGTTGTCATCCGTGGCAAGGCTCAGCACGAGGGTAGCAGAGCCGCCGCTCGTCGCCGCGGTCGTAACCTTGGCGACGAAGTAAAGCTCATCCGTGTCCCAGAGCTGATAGTTGGCGCCGAGGTCGATAATGTCCCCGATCACATAATCCGCCGCGCCGCCCGTATTGAGCGCTACACCGTCGGCGAAGGTTGCGAGTTTGTCCGTAATCATGGACTTGTTCCCTTCTGTTGTGCCTGCTCTTACGAGATGGCGGTTTCGGTGGACAGGAGCTGATCGACACGACGCACCGGAATGTCGTCGAATGCCAGCACCCGGCGACCCGCGATATTATCCATCGAGAGCGTCGAGTTGACGATCTTGTTGGAAATATGCGTGCGCAGGAACGCACGGGTCTTGCGGTTCACGTAGAACGCCGCGCGGCCCATGCGAATGTCAGGCAAACGCTCGACCATCAGCGTCATCAGGTCGATGAGCTTGGGGCCGGACGAAGCACTGAGCGTCAGATCTTCCTGGTTGAACTGACCGCGCACAACGTAGCGCCAGTCACGCACGACAAGACCGCAATCCCATTTGTAATGGGTACGATATGCCTGCATCTTACCGCCGGTCGGTCCGCCCGGAGGGCTCTCGGTCGTCACTTCGCCCAGATCGCGGACGCTGAGACCGGCCTGCGACCCCTTCGGGTACATGCCGAACACGGTGTCCGGTCCCCAGCAAACGAGGAAGATCGAAGCGTTGTCCGAGCCGTCGGGCGCGGTGCCTCCGGCGTTGGCGTAGCCGTCGGGGAACACGATGTTGTCCGCGCTCTCAGCCGAGAGCGAGTTGAACCGTGCGGCGAGACCGGTGAACTCGGCCTCGTCGATCAGGTCGTTGCCGTAGAACAAGGTCTGCGTAACTTCCTGGTTGAACCCCTCGATATAGGCGCGGTCCTCGGACAGCCGGAAAGCTGCCGGATCGCCGGACATATCGACCAGAGCCTTGTCGCTCTCGGCGTAGGCTTCGAGCATACCGCAAGTGTCAGTGACCTGTGCGGTGGTGCTCTTGCCGGGTACAACGCCATAGTTCAGCTTACGCCACGTCGGCGCAGGAATACCTGTGCGAACGGTGGTTTTGTTGCCGGTCGTCATATTACCTTCGAGCCATACCATGTCGTCGAGGACTTCATTGGTCTGGTTCAGGATTTCGACCACTTTCGCAACGCTGCCATTCGGATCAAGACGCTTGGCAACGTCGATAAGGGTCGGGTGTGTTGCTGCGAGCAAAGTCATTTGCTTACCCTTCCTTCTTGTTCATGGTGGCACCGAAAAGCACATCCGCTGCGCGGGTGGGCTCACCGGTTGGTTTGCCTGATTTGACGAACACGTCGTCGCTGATTGCGGCACGAACTTTCGAGAAGAACCGGATCACGGAGGGGTGGTTGCCCAGCCCAAACGTATTCAGCACTTCCGTCAACCCCTCGTCGCCGAAATGATCGCGTACCTCCTTGGCTCCTGCCAGAACCTGCGGCAGCTTGTCGCCGCCGATGTCTGGATCGGCCTTGGTCTGATCGCGCCACCCCTCGATCGTCTTGAGGTGCATCTCCACAGCACGTTCCGACCACTTCTCGGCCAGCTTCATGCCCTGATCGACGCGCGCCTGCGCCTGCTCTTGGGTCAGGTTCTCGGCCTTGAACGTCTCCTTGAACTCGGCGAGCAGTTCGGGATCGAGCGTGGAGCCTTCCGGCACCGTGAAGTCGGCGTACTCTTCCGGAGCACCCTCGGCTTCGCCCTTGTCGTCCTTCTCGCCTTCGGCCTTGGTACCGTCCTTGGCGTCGGCCTTGGCGTCGGTCTCGCCGCCTTCGCCCTCGGCCTGCGCCTCGGTCTTGCCGGTCTGATCGTCGCCCCCGGTTTCGGTGCCTGCCTCGTCCAGCAAGGACGGTGCCTGCACCTGCAACGGCGTGCCGGTGTCGGTGGTTTCTGAACCCGCAGCGCTCGTATCTGTTTCATCCGCCATTGATGTTCTCCGTTTGCATCTTGAGGTATTCGCCAGGGCATACCTCAGTTAATCGCGCGAGGATCATAAGACCGATCTGTCTTTTCCCCTCCAGATAGAACGTTTCTGAATTGCCGGTGAAGCTGGTGCGGTAGACACCTGCGTCGCCCAGCAGATCCCAGATGAAGCGGCGGCCCTGTTCCGTGCCCATGACCGTGCGCAGATCATCGTCCTGCCGGGTCTTCAATTCCCCGCGCAGGCGCGCAGCGTCAGCCGCCTTGCCAATGGTCTCCGCGATGTCGATCTGCTTCTGCATATCCGCTCTATACACCCACCCTACGCAAGCGAGTTCACAACTCTACGCCAGAGGGGCTCTGGTAGCCGCTGAACATATTTAGAATATCAGAACCCGCGTTGGTACCCGGCCCTGTCGAAATGGTCCCCATCTTCGCCATAGCGCCTGCCGCCTTGTCCGCAATCTCCGCCGCTTGCGCCGCCTGCTGCGCCTTGGCGCGGTCTTGACGAATGAGCGCGACCCTGTCGCCAGGGACGATAAGATCGGGGTCTACGCCCAGCATGTCGGCATAGCGCTCGACGCTGGCGTCGGCGTCGTAGTTATCAACGACCTCCGGCTTGGCGTTGGCGAGCACACCGATATGACCGACGAGGCGGTCGATCGAATTGACCCCGACCGCGCGCTGCGCCTGTGCCAAGGTCGATATGAACTCGACCTCCAGCGGGTGCCCAGCCAACTGCTCAGGCACTTGCGGAGTGATCCCCGCGTCGACCATGCGCGTGAACGTGCTCAGCACCAGCGGTTCCAGCAACTCGGTGTGCAAGCGCTCGATGACCGGGCCGAGCAGCAGCAGTTTCTCCTCGTGACGCTCGGCCACTTCGGTTGCCGTCATGCCGGTGTGGTCGATGTTCGAGAGCATCAGGAACATATCAGCATAAAACGCAGAGTTGATGCGCTGCTTCACCTCGCCGATGTCTTCAAGCAGCAGGCCGAGATCGAGCTTGACCTCGAACGCGGAGCGAATACCGCTGTTGGGGCCGGAGCCGTCGTAGTAACTCACACCGCCGGGGAGTAGATCCGCGCCCGAATTGCGCAAGGATACCGGCACCTGCAACGGCGGGTCGGCCATATAGTCGATGCTCTGGCTCTTGCGATACTGCTCCTGTTGGAGCTGGAGCAGATCGCCAAGCGCTTCCATCCCCGGCGATGAGCCGTAGGTGTCGTTGAACAGCACGTCCCAGCGCGGGCAAAGGCCGGGGAAGAAGCGATAGCCGCTCTCGCGCAGATACTGGCCGGTGTTGGTCGCGTTCTGTCCTTCGCGCCCCAGCTCGGTATAGCAGGATTTCCACGCCTTGTTGCGCGCGTCCATCTTCATCGGGTTGCGATCGACGCGCGGCTCGATGATATGACGCACTGTGAGCTTGGCGTCGTAGTTGCCGTTCGCGTAGGCGTTGCGCGCGGTCTCAGACAGGTTCTCAACACCAAACCAGCCTGCGGCCTGCTCTACGCTCAACTCGAAGTCACGGCCTATGGTGTTGACGTTGCCTTCATGGTCAAGCGCAAGCGCGTACTCGCCGAACGTCATCGGTGAGTGGTGGATCACGCGCTCGAAGTTATCCTCGGTAATCGTGCAGCCGGTGCCAAACGCGCCCAGCTCGCGGTATGTGAAGTGGAGCATGTTGTAGGTGTTGGACTTGCGGAACACGCGCTCCATGATCCGGGTGCAATCCGCGAGCCACATCTTGACGCCGGGGTCTTTGGCGAGATCGGTGTCCTGCGTCGTGAGCTTGATCCATGGGCGCGCGGGACTGGTCATGCCGGCCATCATACCCGCGCTCAGGACGCGCAGTGCCTGCGTACCCGCGCTGTCGATGATGTTGTGGTTGCGGTCGCCGCCGCGGTTACGGTCGGTAGTCTGGAAACGCGAATGCCGGGGGAGCAGGTTTTCAGCCACCGAGCGGACATGAGCGTCGAACTGCGTGCGATCGGCAAGCAGCGCCTTCATGCGGCGGTTCATCCACTCGGCGGGTTTGGTCTCCATATCAGCTTCCCAGCAGCGTTGCCGCGCCGCCCAAAGGCAACGAGGTTGGCGAGACACCGCCCGCACCTGTCAGGAACGTGCCGCCCAAGCCTTTGTTGGCGAGCGCCTGGTTCCCTGCGAACAACGCGCCGATGTTGGGCATCTTCTGGTTCTCCTTGTTATAGGCGCGCTCGCTGTCCTGCCGTGCGCGCTCGGCGCTGGCCTCGTTCGCAGCCTGCGCCTTGCGTGCTTGTTTACGCGCCTTGGAGCCTTGGTAGGCGGACATACCCCCTCCAATAACGGCAGCTCCTATCGTGGCGCTTATAGGATCGCACATGTTTTCACCTCTTCGAAAGGGGGTTATACGCGCGTCTGGATGCAGCGTGTTCAGTGTACTGCGCCATCGGGTCGTAACTGCGCCGGACGCGGGCCTGATCGACCACCGTTGCCGGATTGTGCTTGGGTGTGTCGAGCGCGGCCAGTGCAACCGCGGTGCCCCTGTCGTTGGACCGGCCAATGCGCTTGATGATCTCCTCGCGGCTCTCGACGTAGATAGTCGAACCCTGCACGCGCCATGTAAGCGCGCATAGCTCCTTCTCCAGTTGCGGGTCTGGAGGCAGAGCTATGCCGTTGTTCGCGTCGGGGTCGAGCAGTTCGCGCAGGTTCCAGTGCATGTAGCTACGCATGTTCTTGAAGCTCAGACGACCGGACTTGTCGCGCTCGCCGCAGGCTTCGGCGCCGTTGACACCGATAACCTGCTGCCGCGCTTGCACAAGGAAATCATAGGGGCTGGCCCCGACCCCGATCACGTCGATGTGGATCGGTGCGTTGTCGCGGGTGTTGGCGACCACCTGCCCCGCGAGCTTTGGTCCGCTATCGGTGTCCGCGCCCTGAACCTCGATCAACTTGTCGAACCAGAAATCGTGACGCCGCGAGATGATGCTGCTGTCTCTGCCGCCGCGCGCCACGTCCACGCCTACGCTGTCCATCACCGGTTTGCGGTCGCGCTCTTTCCACCGGTTCATCGCGATCTTGACCCAGCGCGTCGGGATGACCTGCCACGGGTCGTCCTCCATGCCCGCCTTGAAGTCCCCGTAGAGCATTTGCGAGCGCAAGGGCTCTGGCATAGCCTGTAGGGTGGCGACGTAGTTGGTGTTGACGAGGAACGGGTTGTCCGTGATGCGGCTCGGAATGAACGTGCGGCTCGTCGGGATCACTCGCTCATGACCATGCATGAACGGTGTGCTGTCAGGCACCTCGACTTCCTCGCCGTCCACCATCGCAAACCAGCGCAGCTCGCCCGGTGCGGCCGGAATGAGGTGGTTGTCGTCGAGCCATGGCGCGAAATAGTCCACCACCCACCGGCCTTCGGCGTTGGTCGGCGGGTTGAACGTCATGATCGTTTGCGTGTTCTGCCCCGCAATCGTGGTGCGCACCCAGCCCATGAGAAACACGACCATATCGCGCAGGAAGTTCGCGGCCTCGTCGATACCAAGGAGATCTCTGGGGCGCCCTTGAAAATTCACCTCGTCACCGAGATTGGGTACCGACCCGAACTCGATAATGCGCTTGGTGCCGGGTATGCGCCAGATCTTGTCCTGTCCGTTGTAGCCGTCGCGCCCGCCCATGATCTCGGTCATGCGCTGCACAATACCCTTCATCTGGGTATATTCCCTGCGCATGAGCAGGGACATGGTGTGCTGTGTCAGCGCCTTGCCGATCATCACGTCGGACTTGCCGCCTCCAGCCGCGCCACCGAAACCAACGACATCAGCCTTGCTCGTGTAAGCCATGTACTGCGGGCCGGGGAGAGGGCGCCACATGCTCGTATCGCGCGCGAGCAGGTCGAACACCTCCTTGCGCTCATCGTTGGTCAGATACGGCAGCAGATCGCGTATCTCGTCAACGGTTTCAAAATCGGTGTGCGTGTCGAGCATCACCCAAGCGTCGGTGCTGTGTAGTTGGCCGGGTTCGGTGCCGGCGCGCCCTTGGCCGAGTAAGCGCCCTGCGCGGTGAAGTTGTTGATCACCGACTGGACGAACGTGGCTTGGCTGGTGTTATTGATCTGATAGCCGAACTTGTTCGCAATGCCGTTGGATGTCTGCGCGCCCGCGCGCTCGAAGTTCGCGCCATTGAACACCGCTTCGGGCGTCGGCGCGTTCTTGGCAACGGTGTAATCGATCGTGTCGGTGTTGGTGTACGTGATCCATGTCGCAATCTGCTTCTTGCCCACGAGACTGTCCACGAACTTGAACGCGGTGCCGCTGTTCACAGGCCGAACGTTCTGGTTGACGCCGGGGGACCAGTCCTTGCTCGCCGGATCAGGGCTGAATGCGGAAGGCGTGATGCCCGCCCGACCTAGGGTGCAGCGGTCCACGTAAGACGTGTGGGTAGCATCCACCGATACCGCGGAAAAGGCGTTGGGTGCGGTGACGTTGACGATGCTGTTGATCCAACAGAACAGGTTATTACAGCGCCCTGTCACAGTAGCCAGAATGGTGCCCTGCGTTCCCCCGCCTCCTGTGCCTCCGTACTTGTGGTCACGTATATCCAGTGTGTCCTCCAGCAGCATCACAACCCCATTGCTGGCATCGTTGTTGGCTGTCTGAAGCAAATCGCTGTGGAAAGCGGCGGTGCTGATGTCCTGCACCATGTCGCGTATCGTGCAGTACTTGAACCGATACGCGCCCTGAAACCCGCTCTTGGTCTGCGGGTATGTCTTGAGGAAATCCTCGGAACCTTTCGAGAAATCACTGTTGATGAGTTCAACCGCGCGACTTGGCGCCTTGAAGTGAGCGTAGTTACCGGCGAAGGCGCAGGTATTGACCGTGAGCTGCCCCATAGTGCCGTCGAGCCACACGCCGAGTATATACTCGCTCGGTATCTCGACCAAGGTTTTTGCATAGCGCCCAACGCGGCAGTTGAACATCACCGCGATAGTTTCAGCGGTGACTGCAGTTGTGCGGGTAAATTTGAGGCACGCCTGGTTAGTCGGCAGACCCGGTGAGCCGGAAAGCCCGTTGCTCTTGCCGAGGAAGTCGATACCCTCGAAATAGATACCTCGTGGGCCTACGAACGTGACCTGATTGTAGAACCCTGGCTTCTTGCCCGAAGCGGCTTTCAAATGCACCCATCCGCCGGCGTCTGACCAGTTGGTCGAGCCGTTGGGGGCCGACATCGAGAGCACGGTGTTTTCGTCACCGGCGTAGGTAGCGGGGCCATCCCAATCGAGTGTCACGAGCCACTTAGTGCCAAGAGCACCGACCTTGATCTCGGCGTCCCACAACGTCTTGAGCGCATCGGGGGTCGTGACGGTGCGGCTCTGGGTCGCGCTGCCCGATTTCGACCACAAGGAGCCGAAATAGGTGGACATGATGTGGCTTTTCAGCGCGGCGGAACTACCAAGATCCGTGATAGCACCGGCAACCGGCGGGGCTATGATATTGGAAGCGGGGCTGTCGAGTTGCGCCCAGCCGTAGGCGTTGGCTGCTTGTGTGCGCAACGCGAAGCTGGACGCAAACCCGTCTTCCGTGCTTAGTGTGTAACTAACCGGGAAGCTATCCGTAGCGTCGGCCACGGGGGTGCCCGCAAGTACCCCGTCTATGACCCAGCTATATGTAACCACAGTAGCGCCATCTACGTCGGCCGGATATACGGACACGACGCTCCCCGCAGACAGGCCAGTGGTTGGGGTGAAATACCCGGCGGCGTTGATATTCGGACCTAGCGGGCTGCTGGTAACACCTATGTAATCGATAAGGTTCTGGGCTGAGAACGTGGTTGGTAGGCCATCGGAACCTATGGCCATAAAACGTTCGTAACCGGTTATGGTGGTTATACGCGCCAAACGTGGGTCGGGTACGCGGCTCTGTGGTGTAAATGCCAAAAAATCGTTGAGTTGTGCGCGCGTCATGAAAGCGGGAACGCCATCATCGTCTTCGACGAGCATTTGCTCTCCCCCGTTTATCAGGCCGAGCACGTTTGTCGCGAGCGGGGGATTTGTTATCGCGGGGGCTAGGGCCAGGAATTGCGCAAGCTGCGCCCCGTCCATAACCGAGGGTACGCCATAGGCGTCGAGCACCCGGAAGCGCTCTTTGCCTGTGACTGTGGTGATGGTGCTGAATGCGGTCATAAGATGCTCCTACAGGCTGATGCCCGCGCCAAAACCATATTGCGGGGTGTCACCGCCGGA